AAATAAGAGAACTTATTCTTACTACTCCTATTAGGAGTGTTGATAATGTTGTCAGTTACTATAAAAATAAGGCAGAGTATGATTTTAGTTTAGATCTTGAGGATGAAGACTATGGATATAAATTAAACGTAGATGATATCAACATCTTTTCTAATAGGCATGGTAAAGACTTAGATAGTTTGGACGGTCCTGAATAACTATAAATACTTCTAGCTTAGAAAAAGTATCTTTAGGACTAGGAGTATGTCAAAGTTACTGACAAATCAGATATCAAATTATAATGACAACGGACCTGTTGAAGCAAAGGAAGGTTTAAATGTTGCAAATGGAAAACCTTTTCAGGTTAATGGTGCAAATGGAACCAGTGGAGATTATTTAAAATCCACTGGTTCTTCTGTTGAATGGACAACTTTTCCAACCATTCCTGCTGCTCAGGTTAATGTTGATTGGAATGCTACTAGTGGTGTAACACAGATACTTAACAAACCTACTCTTGCTACTGTTGCAACAACTGGATCTTATACAGACTTAACAAACAAACCAACAATACCTGCTGCACAACTTCAATCTGATTGGAATCAACTTAATGCAACACAATTAGATTATATTAAGAATAAACCAACAATATTCTCAGGAAATTATTCTGATTTGAATGGAAGACCACAAATTCCAGCAGCGATAACTGACCTTGCTGATGTCAATCTTCCAATACCAACTCCCGATGGAACTTATTTAAAATGGGATAGCACTCAACTTAGATGGATACCAGGAACAGGTTCTGCTGGATTAACTGAACTTAGAGAGGACTCATCTCCACAATTAGGAGGATCTCTTGATCTGAATAATCATGATATTACTGGTGGTACATCTTCAACTATTGAAGTTAGTGGAAGCACAAATAAAATTAAGTTTCTGTATAATGCATTAACAGATCTACCATCTGCTAGTGATTGGCATGGTATGTTTGCACACGTTCATAATGAGGGTGCTGCATATTTTGCTCATGCTGGTCAGTGGATTCAGTTAGCAAACAATTCTGATATTCCTACCGATACTAACACCACTTATTCTCAAGACGCTGTTGCAAATGCTTCTGGTGTTACTTTAAGACTTACTGATAGCACTGGTAATCAAGATGACATTGCAATTACTGCTGGTGCAAACATTACAATTGATCAGATTGGATCAAATGGATTTAGAATTATCAGCACAGCTTCTGGTGGTGGAGGTGCTACTGTTACTACTGATGATGTCGCACCTAACTCACCTGCTGATGGTGACTTATGGTGGAAGTCTGATGAAGGTAGATTAAAAGTTTATTATAATGATCAGAATAGTTCACAGTGGGTAGATGCTAGTCCACCACTTGCAAATACTGTTCTTACAAATGGAACTAATAAAATTCAAGTTTCAACAACCGCTTCTGCTACTCAGGATGCTGTTGAACTTTGGGGAGGAAATGCTAAACGATGGAGAATGGTTCAAGGTGGAACCCTACTTCCTAACGCTGATGACGCTTATGATATTGGATCCTCATCTTATAAAGTTCGTGACCTTTATCTAGGACCTACGTCTTTACATATAGGTACTCTTGATATTTCTGAGAGTAGTGGTAAACTTGTCTTACCAGCAGTTGAAATGACTGGTCATATAATACCTGACAGTAATGCAGCATATGATATAGGTAATGCCGAGTATAAGATTAGACATCTATTCTTATCAGACAATACTCTTTATCATCAAGGACCTTTTATTAAAACTGCACAACATGATGCAGGTGGATCAGCACAAACAGCGAGTTATGTTATAACTCTTGCTAAATTGAAACAAGCATTGAATGCTTCTAGTAACTTTGATCAATTCAAATCAGCAATACTAGCAATAACTGACGCAACATAAATACCACGGAAGGAATATAAAAAATGGCAATAGATTTTCCCGCAACATCTGGACAGGCAACGGACGGTTCGTATACACACACCGCTTCTGGTATTACTTGGGGATGGGATGGTACAACTTGGAAAGCACAAGGTGTAACTGGTAGTTTTGTACTTCCAGTAGCGTCATCAACACAACTTGGTGGTATAAAAGTAGGATCTGGACTTAGTATTACTAGTGAGGTTTTGAGTAGGGATGCCATTGCATTGAACGATCTTAGTGATGTAAGCACATCTGGTGCAAACTCAGGAGAAATTTTAAAATATAATGGATCATCTTGGGCACCCGCAGCTGATGATACAAGTGCTTATACTAACGCTGAGGTTGATGCTCATCTTAACAAAAATACTGCTAATAGTGGTGAGGTTTTAAGTTGGAATGGATCTGACTATGATTGGGTAGCACAATCAGGAGGTGGTGGTTCTTATGCTAATAGTGATGTAGATAATCATTTGAATACCTCTACTGCTACAACTGGTCAGATTCTTAGTTGGAATGGGTCAGATTACGATTGGGTTGCTGATCAAACAGGAGGAGGGGGTGGAGCTGGAACTCCAACAATTACATGGACTCTCACAGCACCAAATGCACCAAACGATTACACATTTTCTGGTGATGGATTTCCTACTTCTCAAGATGATCCTAGTCTTGTCCTTGTAAGAGGTCAGACATATAAATTTGTTAATAATACTGGTGGTCATCCATTTAGAATTCAATCTACTGGTGCTACAGTAGGTGGTGGTACACAATATAACAGTGGTGTAACAAATCAGGATGCAGGTAATGGTACTACCTTAACATTTGTTGTACCAATGGATGCACCTGATACTCTTTACTATCAGTGTACAGCACATATTGGAATGTTTGGGACAATAACTATTCTAAGTCAAGGTAGTAGCACTCCCTCAAGACAAACTTTTCAGCAACCAACCTCTTCTATTGCAGATGGAGCAGCAGATACTATTAGTATTACTGCATTTAAAACTTTTGCTTTATTGAAAATTCAAACTTCAGCTGCTGCATGGGTAACATTATATAAAGATTCCTCATCTAGATCTGCTGATTCTGGCAGAAATGAAACGACAGATCCATTACCAGGATCAGGTGTTCTTGCTGAGGTAATCACGACTGGAGCACAAACAGTTGCTCTTACACCAGGAGTTTTTGGATGGAATGATGACGCTACACCTGCTCCAATAATATATGCAAAGGTAGTTAATAAAAGTGGTTCTACTCAAGCTATAACTGTAACTATAACAGCTGTAAAATTAGAGGGATAATATGTCAGAAAAAGTTTATGTTGTAACTCTAAAAAAATATGAGGATTTAGACGGGTTCTATAGTGACATGTCTTCCGATGGATATAAGCTTCATATGAAGCGTCCTATAAGTAGGAACACACAATACTATATGACTGCTGAACAGGCAGAAGAAATAAAAAAAGATTCAAGAGTTCTTGATGTTGAATTGAATATGGTTGATGCAGGTTTAGTTCCAGTACCATTTTATACTAATAACGAACCTCGTGATATGACTGGTGTGTTTCGTAAAGGAACTTCAGGTTGGTCTGCAACAAATCTAGATTGGGGTAAAATACATTGTGCAGGTACTGATGCTGATAGAGGAAAAGGTACGTTTGGAATTGATGGAACAATAAGTAAGACTGCAACCGCACCTATTTTTAATAATGGTAAACATGTTGATATAGTTACATGTGATAATCAAGCATCGTATGATTGCAAGGAATGGGATAGTCCTAGTACAAATCAAACAAGATATGTTCAGTATGATTGGTATGGTCAACTGAATAGTTACGTTGGTAGTATTGATGATGATGGTCAGACCATACCCAGTGCTCCTTATAGTAATTATTTTGATAATGCAACTAATAAATCATATCATGGTACTCATGTAACAGGAACTGTTGCTGGTAAAACTTATGGATGGGCAAATGAAGCAAACATTTACAATATGCAAGTCCTTAGTAATGCTGCTGGCCAAGGAACACCTGTGCCTACCTTCTTAATGTTTGATTATTTAAGAGCATTTCATAGATACAAACCAGTCAATAGCACTACTGGTAGAAGAAATCCTACAATAACAAATCATAGTTGGGGTTTAGTAGTTAATTTAGAAGAGTGGGGTATTAATAATATAGTTGAAATTCGTTGGCGTGGAAGTAGTTATACTCAAAATGCTAACCCTAACCCAAGTGGGTGGACATTAAATGGAATAGCAGCAGACTTTGGACTTGATCCTTCTAAAAATCCTTTGCCTGGACATAATTCTGCTTTAATTGCAGATGTAGAAGATGCTATTGAAGACGGAGTAGTTATTATTGGTGCTGCTGGTAATAGTAATTGTTATATGGTTCCACAATTTCTTGCAGATGGTACTCAACATCCAGATTGGGATAATTATGTTTGGCTTAATAATCAAAGTGGTTCCAGTCTTAAGTATCTTTGTAGAGGATCAAGTCCTAACAACTGTAAAAAAGTAGTAACTGTAGGAAATCTATCTACTGATAAAGATTTCATAAGAAATACTTCAACAAATTATGGTCCTAACATAGATGTATTTGCACCAGGTGAACACGTTCCTTCTTGTTTTGGTAAACCAGGTGTTATTCAAGATCAGCAAGGTAATATATTAAATATTGGTTTCACTGACACAAAATATGGTGGAGAGAATTATTTTTATCCTTTAACTGGAACTAGTATGGCATCACCACAGGTTGCTGGTATTGCTGCATGTCTAGCAACAAACACAGAGAGGTTTACTAACAATGATCTTTTAGGTTACCTACAAAAACATTCTAAATCTGACATGGATTTTGACGTGGGTCCTACACCTGGTGCTACAAGTTATACCTTTAATGTTAATGCTTTTAATTCATCCGAATATACTGTAACTGGAAGTGATGCTAATGGTTCTGTCAGTGGTGGTAATCCAACTATTACTTGTACAGCAGGTGATACTTTAACATTTGTACCTCCACCACCAAGTAGTGCGTATGCTCAAATAACAAGTGCAAATACTTCTAATGGATATGGTATGGCATGGAGTGACAGAACAACTTGGCATGTTGGTAATGGTCAAGGGCAAAACCCAACGACTAATAGACCTACTATTAATATAGAGGTAGGAGATCAACTTGATTTTGGAGTGGCAACTAACATGAGCACTCATCCACTTTATATAAAAACTACACCATCTATAGGAAGTGGCAATCAAGTTACTACAGGAACAACATATGGTCAAGGTGCAACTAATGGTACTGGATGGGATACAAGACCACAATCAGGTGCTCCTGTAGTACCAGGCACGTATTATTACGTATGTGGTGCTCACGGTGGTATGGGTGGGGAGATCATAGTGCATCCAACTGGAACATATTACGATCATCCATTGTATATAAAAACACAGGCAGGTGGTGGCACAGGTAATCAAGCACCAGGTGTACAAGGTCAAGGTGCTAATCATAATGCTGTAGATGGTAATGTTGTTTGGACTCCAACAATTCCTGGTACATATTTTTATCAATGTTCAATGCATGGTGGTATGAATGGTCAGATAATAGTTCAAAATCCAACTGGTGTTCTAGGACAAGATGGAAACTTTGCTGACCCTACATGTCAGAAAGATAGTCCTAATTTGTATATTCTTTGTGAAAATCCACGTGCTACAAGCGGAAGTTTACAGAATGTATTAGGAGAAAGAGTAACAGAACTAAAACCTACAACATCTAGACAAGTATTTCCAAGAACAAGAACTTTCTGGCATCAATAGTATAAATACTACAGACTAATTTTTAATCATGGCAGAAACAAAAAAAGTTGCCGAGGAAAAACCAAAAGGTCCTCTTGGTAAACTTAAAGAAGCAGTTGATGATAAAGAAGAACAACTGATGTACTTAGCGACACTTATAAGAGTAATCGTTCTGGTGTGGTCCGCAGGAATTTTAACTTTGAACTACGTTAAAATACCAGGTTATGATGCAGGAGAAAAGATTGATCCAACTTTCATAGCTTCGGTCTTCACAGGCACTTTAGCTACTTTTGGTGTCCA